CTCCCATCGGCCCAAAAGCCGAATCACCGTCCTAAAACGGTGATCTCCACCCGAGCTTGATGTTGACGGACTCGGGGCGTCCAGAACGCTCCAAGTGCTCGGCATCAGCAATTGGCAGAGGATCATTACGATCCTCAGTGCTAATGGCAAAAGACCCCAATTCTGGGGCCTTCTGCAAGAGGCACTTGAGCAGGGCACCAGTCCCGTCTAGAGGATCTAGAGGGGATTTGGCACTCACATAATAGCCCTTGGTTAGGGGGCCATGAGTGTATGGATGTAGGCGTTGGAATTGGTAACCCAACGCAGACTCCCTGCCCAGCAGCGGAGAGGTTGGCGCTACATTCGGAAAGTGTTTTAACAGCTTTCCAAGGTAGCTATCCATCCAATCTGCTGACTTCCACAGACCAGCCCAATAGAGCTGGTTCCGTAGAGAGACAGCAGAAATAACTCCGCTCGCGTCCTGCCGTCGTGTCGGGAGACTATCACGAACCTTGACTATACTAACGTCTTGGCCGTCATAATACTCCCGTCCGCAAGATTCTCTGAACCTTCCGGTCCAGTAGGACTTGCTAACGTTAACCACATACCCAAAAGTATGGAGTTCGTTAACGACGGACAGCACATAGTCTCTGGGGACGATCAAATCGTCACCAAAGACGCGCACCTGCTTGGAAAAACTCTTAAGAGTCTTCCAAGAAAGTGGGGCACTAAGCTCCCTTTCAATCCCAAGGAAGATGAGGGTCAAGAAGACCATCGCTTCCATGGGAAAGCAGAGAGCTGAACCCATAGACGCATACTTGGCAAAACGGATAACTCCGTGGCCAGGTACGTCAGCCTTCCGTGACCTGCACGATTGGACTGCCTCAAGCAAATGAGGAAAGTCCTCGAGCATGGCACGTACATGCTGATTCGAGACACGATCGGATGCTTCACTCAAATCGAGTGTAGCTAGGTCGCCGCTGTGCGACCCAAGACGAGCAAGGAACCGATTAGGTTCCTGGTCGTCGAATCCGACTACGCGCGAGAGGAAACCATCCTCTTTAAACGCGGAGAGAATAGCGCGAAGAAGCCCCTGCTGTGCATATTGCATAGCAGTGGGCTCAATCGCAATTATTCTAGGTGTCTTGAGCGTTTTAGGTACTGAGATAACTCTAACCGGTATCTCAGCACCGGGTTCGAGGAGAGTGAGATCTCCTTCCAATTCATCCTTAAAGGATGAATTAGGAATAAGAGACTCTCGAGCAGGGAAAACCCGCTCAAGACGAGCAGTCCAGGTTCGCTGATTCCACTTAGCGTTAGAGCTAAGCTTATCAGCGACAGCGCCTGGGCCGTGCTTAGGAATCGTCCTGCCCCAGTAGATATCTCTATCCACTTTGGCAAAAAGACGACCGAAAAGCAAGCCAGAAACCCGACGGAAGTCCTCAAGATATTGAGGGTCCAAACGGTCATCTGACTCTCGCACCTCCTGCTCACATTGAACATAGTCAGACATCGCTCGCCTCTCACGCTCGGGAGAAACGACCTTACGGTCGGTCCCCGTAGACGGGAGGGCGATCTTGCTAAACATCAGCGTTAGCTGACGCAAAGCGAAGATTGCTTCGATGTCCGGCTCGTCCAATAGCGCACCACTACATGGGTCGAACACACGTCCAAGGAAACCTTGTAGAAATACAGGGAGACCAGTAAGACGATTCCTCTTAAAAGAGGGAGCGTCCGAAGGGACGACGAAACCTTGGTCAAGCCATTTTTGGATGGCTTTTCCAAAGTCCGCCAGGGTTATCGCCAAAAACGATAACCCCTCGTGTTCAACCCGACTCTTGACATATTTTATGTCAAGAGTGGCGCTAGTGCAACATCGCACGGACATTTCATGTGCCGTGCAGGACCAGAGTGACGTCAGGTTTTTCATAGTCCCTCCTTTCATGGAGGTGGCTATCCTTAGCCCTGTCGTCGTGGCTAACTCTAGGAGAGCTTCATCAATGCGTTCCAAAAGCAACGCGGAGCCTAAACAAGGCCCGCTGAAACTCAAGGAAGGCACGATGCTCCTCTTCCGTCAGGGTTCCCCCTGTCGGAACTGTGATAATCATCTGCCCGTGCGCTCCATAGGAGTGCTCAGGCGGAACAGTTATCACAGTCACCAGAGGTCGCTTCACTTCCTCTCTCAATGGCACTGGTAAAACAGGCCGTTGAGGAGGACTTCAGCTACCAGGTACGCAGCATTGACCATGGCGATCACTATTACGACAACCTTTCGGGTCATCGTAACGTGAAGGTCAGAGTCAGTGCTACGCCGGCCCGGAGACGAACGTCTACCGGAACGCCGGCCACGTCCCCTACCCGAATTCCTCTCGGATCTCGGGCGGGGAAGCGGATCCTGCGATCCAGGCACTTACGTCAACCTACAACGGAGGTGAATTTACGACTCACCCCCGAGGAGCTTGACGATGGCCTGGTCGGAAGTGGCGGTAAACAGGGTCTTGAAGCCCGTGTAAACCGCTTGTGTTTCGGTGATCGTAAAGCCATCCACCGGGAGGTCAAAGACGATGTAACATGACATCGAAACTTTGACGTTCTCGGTTGGCTTGAACGGGTCAGCCGAAACCTTCGAGCTGTCGACTCGCAGCATACGACGCGTCCGTCGGCCATAGTTATGGCTGGCGGAGAGCTTCGTAAGGCCATCAGAGCTCGTGTACTCCGACTCGTTGTCACCCACGGAAGTGCGTGGCAACGGAATCGTGGTACCCGAGATGATGATACTCTGCGGATCGGTGAATGACATAGGCATCACTCCTAGAGACCCGGTTAGGTCTCCATTGGCGTTTTGACGCAATACGGCAGCAGAGCTACGACCGGCTTAAGCCGAGCGCAGCAATGATGGCTGTCTGGACGGATGAGAAACCGTTCCAGTCCAAGCCAAAGCCAAAGGGCGTAGCCTGACGACGTTGCTTGGTCTCAATGACCAAGGAAACATCGAAAGGCCGGACAAAACTGGGATAATACCCAGTAGGTCCAGAGAACGTATAGGTGTTACGAGCAATAGAATGCTCCATAACATACCCGTACGCCAACGCCTGACCATCAATCGCCCAATTCGACCAGTTCGTTAAGAACTCGTTCGTATCGGAGAACCAATCGACAGCCCAGCTCCAAGGGGAAACACTCCAGATCGAATCTGGAGTCAGTGAAAGCCCGAGTAATTTACGGGCTTCAATGGCGTAACGCGCAAGGCTACTACGGAGATCACTCCCCATAGGAAACCAGTACGTGAAACCGCCACTGAACCACTGCTTCTTCGTGACTGTAGTAGTCAAGAAGACAGTCCCCTTATTGATCTGAGAACCGTCACCCGACAGGCCTCCGCCTGAAGGGCTCAACCACGGACTGACATTTTGTCGGACCGTACTGGTTGTGACGGACTTAGACAGTGGAAACTCATACCGGCGACGTACAAGTTTGCCAGCGCCTCGCTCAAACTGACCAAGAACTTGGTGAGCGTGAGCGATTGAATGTGCGATTTTTCGCACATCGCTGACAAACGGTAGCCAACCAAATTGGTAGTTCAAGTATTCTCCACCGATTGCGCGTCTGCGCTCTCGATGGGTCATACTTCTCAGGGCATGAAGTCCTGAGCCTATCAAGTGAGGTAAACCCTCCTGATAGAGTTCTCCCAAAAAGGTTGCCATGTTCGCGGCAGGACTTGCAGGTGAACACCTGGCTATCGCGACTGTACCGAGTTCGTCCAAATCTTTAGATGAGGACTCAACACGGGACGGCCACTGATAACTATCAGGTGACATCGGCAAGAACGGGCCTTCGTATTTAGCGAAAGACCCAAGATCTTGGAACCGATTATACGTTTCGTAAGAGAGCAATGTGGTAGACGATGAAGTCTCCACATATCTCTTAGACGTATAAAACGGACCTCCAAGATCGCCCTTGAAAGAGTTCTTTTTCCGACTCTTCCAAGCGGGATGATTCTCAGACGTTGTAGTCTGAGATCCGTTAAGTGGTGCAAAAGCCTGACTAAGGTTAGAGGTCGAATACGTATGCCTTTTAGGCGTAGTACTCGTCCAAATACCATAGTCAAGCTGGCCTCTAACAGGGCCAGGATAAGGCACCGCGCGAGTGCGCGTTGTACTAATCCCAATCACCACCTTCCGGTCCACCAGAGCAACTCTGGCACATCCATAGTTTACCACTATGGCTGACGCACTGCGCCCAGGGCCCCGCAAGG